ATCAGCTACGACTACACCGTACCAACCAGCAAGAACGCCATGACGGCGGGGCCAGTAACGGTTAACTCTGGCGTGACGGTAACCATCCCCTCGGGGTCAACCTGGACGGTGATCTAATGCCTGTAGCAATCAAAGGTTCCGGCGGCGGGTCTGTCACGCTTGATGCGGGCGCTGCTGCCACTGACACAACGCTGACGCTGCCTAATACCAGCGGGACGCTTCTCCAGTCTGGCACTGCTGTGACTGCGGCGCAGGGCGGCACGGGGCTTACGTCGCCGGGCACTGCGGGCAACGTACTCACCAGCACGGGGTCGGCTTGGGCGTCTTCGGCACCTACTGGTGGCGCAATCAACGTCCAGACCTTCGCCTCATCCGGCACATGGACGAAGCCTGCGTATGCGGCTGGGTCGCGCGTTCTGGTGCAGTGCTGGGGCGGCGGCGGGAGCGGGGGGAAATCAACGGGGGCGGGCGGCGCGTCGGGGGGCGGGGCTGGTGGTGGTTACAACGAACGCTGGCTTTCCCTTTCCCAAATGGGTGCAACTGAAACGGTGACTATTGGTGCGGGCGGAACCGCCGCATCTGCGGCTGGTAACGGTAATGTGGGCGGCACAACTAGCCTTGGAACCTTGGCATATGCCTACGGCGGCGGTGGTGGCGGGGGCAATGCTACTGCATCGTCAATTTCCACCAACGGTTCTGGTGGGGGCCAATTAAGCGCCGGAAGCACCTCAGATGTTTATCCGGGGAAACCTTGGATTATTGTTATAGGTTCAAGTGGGCAGAACAGTTACCAAGGAAGCGGCGGGTATGGTAGCTATATTGGGGGCGTAGCGAATGGTTCTTGTTTCTCCCTTTATCACGGAGGGGGGGGCGGATCTGCGCGCGCTGGAGTTGGTGTTGCAGACGATTCTGTTTGGGGTGGTGGTGGCGGCGGCGCAAGTTCAATATATACGACTGGCGGCACTTCCCAATATGCTGGCAACGGCGGCGCTGGCGGCGCAACTGGCACGGCTGGAACCCAGCCAGCAGGCGGCGGTGGTGGCTCAACTTCCGGCAACTCCGGGGCTGGCGGCGCAGGCCAGATCATCGTAACCGTCTTCCCAGCGTAAGGAGAAACGCATGTCCACTTATGCTGTCATCATCACCGCAACCAACATCTGCGATAACACCATCGTCTGGGACGACACGCTTGGCCCGTGGTCGCCACCCGCTGACCACTACACGGTCAACATTGACGGACTCAGCGTAGGCATCGGTTGGCACTACGACCCCGCCACGGGCGTGTGGGTTGGGCCTCCGTCCATCGAAGCAAACTTCTCCCCTGCCCCGATCTTCGTCAGCCAGATGACGACGCTATTGTGGACAAGCCAGAACGTGGACAGCGTGACGCTCTCCACGGATGGCGGCCAGACGTTCCCAGCTAATGGGTTCAAGGATTACACGCCCACAGCCATTGGTAAGTTCACCGTGACGGTGACTGCTACTGGCATTGCGGGCAGCACCAGCACCAAGGCCACCGTGACTGTGGTGGCGTCTCAAGCTGAACTGGGGACATAAGATGTCCACACTCAAATCCATCAACGTCATCCACCCCTCCAGCGCGACGAACAACATCGTCAACGATGCGTCTGGCAATGTGGCGATAGGCAACAACCTGACGGTGGCGGGGACTGCGACGGTTGCTGGCGTTGCCGCAGTAGCTGTGGCGCCCGGCACGGTTGGAAACGTCTTAACCAGCACTGGTTCTGCTTGGGCGTCGTCTGCTCCAACGGCAAGTGTCATCAACGTCCAGACCTTCACCTCATCCGGCACATGGACGAAGCCATCTGGCTATGCGGCTGGCTCGCGCGTTTTGGTGCAGTGCTGGGGCGGTGGTGGGAGTGGCGGAAAGAACAGCGCAGGCGGCGGCGGCGGCGCTGGCGGCGGCGGATATAATGAGCGTTGGCTTTCCCTTTCTCAAATGGGCGCAACTGAAACAGCTACAGTTGGCGCTGGCGGAACTGCCTTATCAGCCAACGGAATTGGAAACACTGGCGGCACGACTAGCCTTGGTTCTCTTGTATTTGCGTATGGTGGCGGGGGTGGCGGAAACGCTGCATCCACCAACGGTACTGGCGGGGGCCAACTAAGCGCAGGAAATAGCAGTGGAACGCCATATATGCCGGGTTATCCCCTTATAAGCGTGTCCAGTTCTGGTGGATATTTTTCCGTAGAAGCTTGGCAAGGTTCTGGTGGAGCGGGTGGCGGGTTAAGCCGTGCGTTTTTTCACGGAGGTGGTGGGGCCGCAGCCAGTGCTGGGCAAGTTGCTGACCCATCCGTTTGGGGCGGCGGCGGCGGCGGCTCAACCTCAACAAATACTTCTGGCGGTGTTTCTTCATACGGTGGCAACGGCGGCGCAGGCGGCGCAACTGGCACCGCAGGCACCCAACCCGCAGGCGGTGGCGGCGGCTCAACTTCCGGCAACTCCGGCGCGGGTGGCGCAGGCCAAATCATCGTAACTGTCTTCCCGGCGTAAGGAACCCATCATGGCTATCACCCTGAACGGCACGACTGGCATCACCACCCCCGCCGACACCATCACGGGCAACGCCACGGTGGGCGGGACGCTGACGGTCAACGGCGTGTCCAATGCGCTTGGCGTACCCGGCACTGCTGGCAATGTCATGGCGTCCAATGGCACGGCTTGGGTTAGTACAGCACCGTCTGGCGGTGCGGTTACGGGCCAGACCATCCAATATGGTTCCTCCACCACGCCGTCTGGTTACCTGAAGTGCGATGGGTCCACCTACAACATAGCCGCCTATCCTACGCTGGCTGCTGCTATCGGGTCGCTTCCGGCAAACGCTGCCCAATATGCCAATAACGGCCTTGGAAGTGGATCTGTGGCATATCTTAACTCTAATGTTATTCAAAGCAACGGAAGCAATGTCATAGCTTATTCGTCAAATTCTGGTGTTTCTTTTACAACTGTTACAATCAGTAGTATTGGTGGTTGGCCAAGCAATGCAATTAACATGGTTTGGACGGGAACCAACTATGTTGCTCCAGGCGCAAATAGTTGCGTAACTCTTTTGAGTGGGATTGTTTACTCTTCTTCTATTTCAACAACGTCATCTTGGAATTTTACATCTACAAACATAAATTTTCAGGTTGGCGGAATGGCGTACACAGGGTCGCGCGTTGTTGCGTTGGGGTACGCTGCTTCATCTTCAGCTTATAGCACTACAAATGGAACAACATGGGCGGCTGGTGGCGCGACAGGTCATTTAAGCCGGTCTGCAACATACGGCGCTGGTTTGATTGTCTCCGTAGGAACCACCACTGCTTTAACAACGCCCTATATTGCAACATCTACAGATGGCGGAACGTGGACCTCCAGAACAGTTCCGGCCGGTACGCTTGGAACCGATTTCTATTTTGTTAATTTTCAAAACAGCCTTTTTATTGCAACATCTTCTAATGGCACTATTGTTAGTAGCCCTGACGGGATTACATGGACGTTAAAAGGACAACTTCCAAAAACAATTAGTGGTCAAGTCCTATATCTTTCTGCCACTGGAATATACTATGTAAACGGGTACGGTAGCACTGACCTTATTAACTGGTTTGTTTTGCCTAATACAATCCAAGCTCCATATGCCCTTCAATATCAGGCAACAGATGGTACAAGGTTGTTTTCTAATTCTTCTACATATAACCCATTCCCATATACAACCGGAACACAATTTATAGTTCCAAATTTTGGCCCTAATGGGTTTGGTGGTTCAATAGCTTTTGTTGCTGGTTCTGCTAATCCTAACGTGCCATTGATATCAACAGGTAGCTCCTATGGAGCTTACTACTACATAAAGACGTGAGGTGGATCGTGCCTACAATCTATAACTTCGACCCAAACCGCATCTACACCTATCAGACCCGCGACATCGCGGAGGATGCTGGTGCGCCACCTGACTGGACATTCAACGCGCCGCCCAGCTTCCCGGCTGACAAATTTGCGTCGTTCCGTGGACCTGATTGGGTGATCTTGGATGAGTACCCCAAACAGGACATACCAGTTGTGGTAGCCCCAATCACTGAGCCGGTGGTGATCTGACATGATGCAGATAAAGCCCATCAACTTTGGCATCATCAACGGGACAGTCTACGACTTCCCCGAAGTCGATGACGTTCTGCCCATGCACACCCACACCGATGCGGATGTGCATATATCCATCGTCGCCAAGGGTTCGTTCAGGGCGCATGGGGACGGCTGGGAACGCACACTGGTGTGTGGGACTGTGGTAGACTGGCCCGCGCACTATTCGCATGAGTTTGTGGCGCTGGAGGCTGGCAGCCGCCTTGTGAACATTCGCAAAGCATAAAAAACCCCGGCCTGACCGAACAGACCGGGGCAAGTAGGTTCACGACCAACCAACAGAAGCGGGGCTGCAAAGCTCCGTTCCCAAAGATTAGCGTTTGGAGTATAATCACGCATCGCTTGGCATGGCAACGGGGTCTACGATGGATTCGCAATCATTGTTCAACTTTGCTGTGGCTGCGTCTGTCGGTGTCGGCGGATGGTTTGCTCGAGAGATATGGGGCGCCGTCAAGGATCTGAGGCAAGACCTCCACAAGCTTGAGGTGGACCTACCGAAGGCTTACGTCAACAAGTTAGACCTCGACAAGCGCATGGACCACATTGAGACGATGATCCAGCGCATCTACGACAAGTTGGATGACAAGGCGGACAAGAAATAAATTCATAAAAAGGAACTCAACATGCACATGAGCGTAGATGGCATTGATGCCCTACTCAAGAAATTCGAAGGGTGTAAGCTGAAGGCTTACAGGTGCCCGGCGGGGATCTGGACCATTGGCTACGGCCACACGTCTGCCGCTGGCGCCCCTGAAGTCGTGCAGGGCATGACAATCACCAAGGCTGAGGCAAACGACATCCTCCGGCGCGATCTGATGAAGTATGAGCAGGGCGTTGAGGCCCTCCTTCACCAGCCTGTGACGCAGAACCAGTTCGACGTGCTGGTGGACTTTGCATACAACGCCGGGATTGGCGCCCTCAAATCCTCCACCCTGCTCAAGAAGGTGAACGCTGCCGACTTTGATGCCGTGCCTGCCGAGCTGATGAAGTGGACGAAGGGCGGCGGCAAGGTTCTGCCTGGCCTTGTTGCCCGCAGGCGAGCGGAGGCTGGCTGGTGGCGCGATCTTGATGCGGAGCCGATTGATGAGCAGGAACAACGCGCGGAGCCTGACGCAATCGTTCCAAAGACAATGGTGGAGAGCAAGCAGGGGAATGCTGCGCTCCTCACGGCTGGCCTTGGAAGTGTCGCGGCGGCTAAGGAGGTGGCAGCACAGGCGCAGGATGCGTCTGACACGCTGGGCACGTTCCTTAACCTTCTCAGCAACCCTAGTTTTGTCGTCATGGTTGTGGTGGTTGGCCTAGCAGGCGCCATCTGGTACTGGCGCAAGAAGCACTTGGAGGAGCACGGTGTTTAGCTTTCTCCTTTCCCCCTTGGGCAGATACATCATCCTTGGCGTCTCCATCGTCATGATCGCGCTCGGCATTTACGGCAAGATCCGCGCCGATGCTATTGCTCAGGTCCAAGCCCAGGCTACTTCCGATGCTCTGAGGAGAACACAAGATGCGATTCGTGCTGGCGACGCTGTTGATACTTCCCCTGGCGGGCTGCTCAAGTCTGACGGGCACCGTCGAGACTAACAAGTCGGTCTGCGGGGTCTGGCGGAACGTCTCTTGGTCATCGAAGGATACGCCTCAGACGATTGTCGAGGTGAAGGTCAATAAC